GAAGTGCATAAGCGGCTTTAAATAGCTCACCTAACCAAAAAGGCATTTCTTTGTACTCAATTAAATCGTTTAATGTCTTTGCGCCTTCGGGTACGTCATAATAGCTCGTTGTACCACCGTTATTAATAGCCTCAAGTAGATGTTCCTGTGCTTCAACTACGTGTTTTAAGACTTGTTGGTCTATAACATCACCCACGGTAGCGCTGTTTTTGATGCTGCTGTATTTATCCTTGGCTTTTGATAGTGATGCTTGCATATTCTCCGCAAGTTCTTCTAAACTTGATTTAGTAGAGCCTGTTTCACGGGTTCTTTTTAACCCCTCTGCCACTACCATATCATAATATCCGTCATCTAGTGCGGTTGACACGATAGCTTCTTCCGCCGGCTTTATTTTAAACGGCATCTCTTTAACGTGTTCTTGAAGTTCCCAATACCCGTTATACAGTTCGTACCATGCGCCTGCATAGAAGCAAGTATCGCCATCTTTTACTTCGCTTTGGGGTAACTGTGTGACCGTACCAAAACACCTCGCATCAAGTGTAGGGTGCGCGGATATAAGTTCCTTCTCGTCTAATTTTGATGCTTCAGTCCAGTAATTACAGACTAATTTGTATTCTACTTTATCTTTATAGCATGTGTCGCCATTTAAGGCTATGTCGGCTATGTCAGTAAACGATTCTACCGTACCAAGATTTTTACCTACTCGCATTCTATTCTCCGATTAATGTAAGGTATCTTCAACTAATGCCATTCCAATCAACCCCGACAAGTAACGTTGCAATTCCGCGGAGTCCAGTTCGTATTCATGGACTTCAATGTCATCCGGCATTTTGTTGTCTCCTTTTATTGGTGTTCGTTCTCGTTAACATAGAGAGTCTATTAGCGCTTGATGTATTCTAGCGGCGGCAATTTCCACATAGTCGTACTCAAGTTCTATCCCAATGAACTTAAAGCCTTCGGATACCGCTGCTTTGCCTGTAGAACCGCTGCCCGTAAAGGGGTCGAGTACCGTCCCGCCTGGGGGTGTAACTAGTCTGCATAGGTACTTCATCAACTCCGTAGGTTTTACGGTAGGATGATTATTGCTGCTGCGGCTGCTGTTTCTTTGAAATCCATTATCTATCGGCAGTACCCGGCCATCGTGTGAATACTGCTTTTCGGCCCTTCCCTCCAGCCCCTCGTTACGGTCAGCTTTAGAGGTTTTTGCGCAATAAAAGAAACGAGCCGCCGATTTATCCGTTTCTACCCGCTTAGGGTGATCTGCGGCTGCGGCCATTTTCCCGAAAATTCCGTTAAGGGATTCTCGGTCAGAAGTATGATTTTTTAAATCCCCTTGTTGCCCTTTAGCATTCGGAAATGCCGCTATTACCTCGTCACTGCCGTCATGGATTAGATTTGCAGGCCATCGCCCTACTGAATCCGGTTGGTTAGCTGTGGAAGGGTCATATCCATCCGGCAAACCTGTTTGACTAGGGCGACCATTAGCTTTCGATTTATACCCGCCGTTTAACTCGACTCTGCAATCATCTATGTTAAGCCCGCCAACACCGTGCGATAACACATTAGCGGCTACCGTACCTTTGAAGGGCTTACGCGCCATGACTATAGGTTCGTGGGCTGGTTTAAGGGCGGTACCCCATCCGGACCACTGTTTAGCGGCTTCGGTAGATGGCTCAGTTTTTTGGATAATGTTTTTTGACTCATCATCTTGGCTATGCCCGTTGTACGCGGCAGGGCGGTAGCCGTGTTCGGCATTAGTTTTGCTTATGTGCGCCATTCCGCCGCTATTTGTCCTTACTTCACTTATTACTTTTCTTTCCGCGCCCGCCGCCTTGTCAATCGCCTTTGATATGTCCATACTCTTCGGGAAACCCGAACCGTATACCCACATAATCTGATCCCGTATCTCAAAACCGGCATCTTCAATAGCGCAGGCCATACGGTGATAGGTTCGGCTACCGCCAAAGGAAAGTAAGTATCCTCCAGGTTTAAGCACTCGCAATACTTCTTTCCATAACTCGACGCTATTTGCGATACCTGTGCTGTCCCAGCTTTTACCCATAAACCCCAACTCGTATGGCGGGTCCGTAACTACGCTATCGATAGAGTTATCCAACATATCTTTTAACAGTAGTAGGCTATCGCCCTGCAGCAACACTATGTCATCTGGCATTTTGTCTTCTCCGATTAATGTATTACTTCGTCAACTAAAGCCATTTCAATCAACCCCGACAAGTAACGTTGCAATTCCGCGATATCTTCTAGCGCTACGCAAGCTTCTTCAGATAAAACGCAATGCTCATCTTGCAAGGTATGGGTAAGCTGATTGAAGGATAGTAAAGCCTGGTACGTACAACACATCATATAAATGATGGGTCTACCTCGTAGCTCGCCTAACGCATTCTCAAAACTGCTCATCTGCTCATCGGAAATGATGTTGCCGATTCTAGTAAATATCGATTCCAATTTCGCAAGCCGTTCTTCAGTTTCCGGCGCGTATTCAAATATTTCAGGCTTCATTTTTTCTCCGTTTTATTTCGGCGCGTACTTTACCAAGTTCTATACGCTTATTATGTATTTCTAAGGATAGCGACTTAGCTTCTTGTTGTAGCTCTAAATACGTAATAAAGCTAACCCCATATTTATTAAGCCAATAGGGATACAACCGTTTAGCCATATCTTTAGCGGCTTGCATAGTGTCATAAATATCGTCGGTTCTAGGGTCAGCTATTACCCCACCTGCTTCATTTAAGTACTCTATTTTAAAGCCGTAGTACGCATATCGACTGCCGTTAATACTGCGACCTGTATTATGTATCATGCCACAATCAGGTACTTTAACGATACGTATTCTTTTATCTTTATCGTACCATCGATATCCGTAGCGCATAACTAGCTTTTCTCCTGCAATCTAGCTAAGTTAGATGCAGTTCTTACATTCACGCGCAGATCGTCTAGCAAGCGCTTCTTGATATGCTGGTAAAACTCTTCGGCTGTAATCGCCGCATGACCGCCTTTACCCACTTTATGCGGGATAACGGTAGCCGTACCAAATAAGTTAAAAAATTCATTGTGGTCCATATTAAAATCCTAATTGAAAAGTTGATGAAAAACCAGCCGCATTTTTATGGCCTCCGCCATTATAAAACTTAGCAATTTCCGAAACATCATAGTCGCCTATCGACCGTAGCGAGTAGCACCAAAGTTTACTAGCACCATCATAAAAATAAGTACATCCGAAAGTTTTGCTTTTTTCGGCGAGCTGGTTGCCTAAATCCGAGGCGTATTTACTATTGGTATTTACGGCTCGTCCATAGCTATTAGCGAGTTTAATTCTATGATCGTGCTTCGCTAGTTCTGTTACATAGTCCATGTGGGCTTTAAGCAGTACTCTTCCGGTATTAACCAAGCCGATACTATTACCGTGCAAAGCGCTTTCCCAAGATACGAAATCCATAGGTATACTACGCAGCCCTTCACAATACGCTTTAGTATTTGGATGTATGAACCGCCATAAATCCCGATCCTGTACATGCATAATTAACGGAGGTAGAACCCATTTCGTAGGATGAAAGTAGTTCCAAGCTAATGCGCACCCCGATTGATCCATATCGAATTTTGCAAAATCAAGACCCTCTAAATCAGCTTGCGCGGTTTTATGGTGATCTAACACAACTATGGACTTAGCTACGGAATGCATTTCCAGTAGCACTTCTCTTTTAAAGCTGAAGTCCAGTATATAAACTTCTTTTCCCTTTACATCAGGTGGTTTTTTACCGTACTCCATAGGTATGTAGTCTGCCGAATCCCTAAACTTTAACCACGCCGCTAATGCCGAAGCGAAACCGTCTTGGCAAGTAGGTCCGTGATAAAGCACTACTATATTTTTATCGGGCATTTTGTTTCTCCTGTGCTTCAATATGTTGGTCAAACATTAATTTTGTTAGTTCTTGCCGTCCTAATTGCCTAGCCTTTATATAAATAGCTCTTAGCTCTGGCCGTTGTTCGAGTACCATTTTTAAGTCTTCGTATATCATTTCAACCCCCGTCTAGCTAACCCGTCTTTCAAAGCGTCTTCTATCGTAACTTTGCCTTCTATTTTTGACATAATATCCGCATCCACTGAATCTTTCGCCATAATATTATAAATAAAGCAAGGTCTATTTAACTTTGCCTGAAATTGCCGTACCGCTCCTACTCTAGCAATCGCTTGGCTTCGTAACTCTGAATCCCAATCTACCGAGTAGAATACTATTTTATTCGTTATATACTGGAATCCATCAACTCCATGTGCCGCTGATGCGGGGTGAAGAAACAAGATCGGAATTTTCCCTTGCTTAAAATTATCCTCTGAAACTTTTGATGTGTCAAGTGCTTTTCCTTTAGGAAACGCTTTTTTTAATTGCTCAAGATCGGATTTAAACGCATAGACTACGATAATCGGCATTCCGCAAGCTTCTTCTATAATGGATTCAAGCGCTTGTATTTTTGCATCATGTAAGACTTCATACAGCCCTTCTTTACCGTGGTAGATGGTTCCGTTACTTATTTGCCGTAATTTATTCAATGAAGTGGCTTTAGTGAACGCTTCGATATCGATATTTTTACCTGCATCCCGCAACTGGATAAAAAATTCTTTTTCCATTGCGTCATAATGTTCGCGAACTTTAGGCGGCAGATCGACATAAATATTGGTTGTAATCTCTTCACCCAGGTCAAGGTAATCTTTGGCCCGTAGCGTAAAGACTTTCGGTGCTATCGCATCGCGAATTTCTTTTTCCGAATGTGGAAAGAGTTTTTTAGTAAACCCATTGTAATCCGTGCGAAACCATCTTTCTTCAAAAGAGGTAAAGGAGTGCCCTAATGAAGCGCCAGCATCTATTAAAAAGAGTTGCGCCCATAGATCGGCCAATGAATTACTACAGGGTGTACCTGTCAATAAATAGACTCGCTGCTCTTTATCAAAAAGGCGTTTGACGATGGCTTCAATCCGTAAGCCTTTAGGCTTCTTTGCACTTGATTTCTTAATAAATTTCTTACCGGATTTATTGGTCGATAAACTACAACGCAACGATTTGCACTTACTTGATTCATCAAACACAACCACTTTAAACGGCCACTCTTTACCGTCCAGTTGATCGGCTAGCCATTGCAGATTTTCATAGTTGATCGTCTTAATATCCGCTTCTGCATTTAACGCCGCTAGACGCTCACTGGGCGATCCAACCATAATTTCTACATGCATATAACGGGTATGCGCCCATCGCTTAATCTCGTCCATCCAGGTTGATCTAGCCACCCGTTTAGGTGCGATAATTAGATACGGGCCAGGAATTCCGATCTTGAAGAATAAATCCAAGGCGTTAAGCGTCGTCATGGTTTTACCCGTTCCAGGCTCCATAAATAACGCCGCCCGTAAAGTAGAAAAAAGGAACTTAGTTCCTTCTTCCTGATACGGTTTAGCAGTAAAAATCTGCGTCATATTAACTCCGGTCATAAGTCAATAGTTCACCACTACCATTTATGGTGTTGTAGACGTCAATCGC